GTAATGCTAGCAACCATAACCAAGTCAGTGTATGTGCCAGAAATTGTAGAAAAAGTCACAGATGCTGTAGCAGTTGTTAGTGTTGTTGTTGCTATCGGTTCATATGTCATTGGCATTATGAAGCCACCTTAATTCCATATAGGGCTATCTGTGAATACTGACCAAAGTTCTGGTCACTGCCATAAATTTTAATAGATGTAATAGCGTTAGTACTTTGCCATAGGCTTGAGGATAGTTGAATTTCTCCTGAGCCATTAAAGTCATTGCCAACTAAACCACGCATACTTTTGTACTTATTAGTATTAGCATAGTCAAGAATATCAACAACTCCAGCAGTTGCATAGGTTGTTCTTATACCGCCTCTGTACCCAAAGAAACGACCATTGCTAGCCGATGTAGCGCCATATGTATCTACTCCAGCACCATATCCTTGAAATAGATGGAACGCATAGTTAGAGCCAGTGTCTGAATTAAACTGTACATTTATTGAACCAGTTGCTGTTGCATTAACACCAAATAAAAATACTCGTAATTGCAAATGAGTATAGGTACTAGCAATAGATGTAAACTCTATATTTGCAACACTGGTACTACCAACGGTAGTAGTCGCAATAGACTCAAAGTCGGTAGGTATGTATGGGTCATTACCTACCAGCAGGTTACCCCTGCGTAGTTTATTCTTTATGCTGACTACAGCCATTAGGCTACTACCTCATCCCAGGATAGGGTTTCCTCATTCCACTTGTACAACTTTGGATTCTCTGGGTCTACAATTGGGTGTGGAACTGGTGCCTGCCATTTAGCATTAGCATCTAGTGTCCACGAAGGAAATGGCTGAGGTCCATAAAAGTAATCATTGACTGCATCATAGACAAAGCCGATGCCTGCATAGTTTTTACGGATGTTGCCGTTGTAGGAAGTTTGCTTCCACTTAGTATCCTCACCAAAAAGTGACTTGCAGAAGATAACTCCTTTGGCTTCAGACTCAACGCCATCTAATAGGAGTTCTTCATTAGCCACCACAATTACCTGTGTGACTACATTGTTGTCGTCTAGTTGTGCAAAGTGTGCCATTAGTAGGTTATACTCCCGCTTCCGTTGAACTGATAAATATGATAACTACCTGAAGTAGTATAAGTTGGGCTTCCTGTAGTAGATGCAGCAGCCTGAGTGGCACGGATAATAACTACCCCTGAGCCGCCTGCTCCTCCAGCATTTCCTCCAGCGCTACCTCCGCCACCGCTACCAGTATTTGCAGTACCAGCAGTTCCACTTACGGAGTTAGAGCCGTTACCGCCGCCACCAAGACCACCTGTTCCAGCGGCTCCAGGAAATGTATTATTATATTTTCCTCCACCGCCTCCGCCTGCATAGTAGGTTGATGTTCCTGTAATGGCAACTGCAACTCCATTACCACCGTTACCAGCGATTGTTGGGTTTCCATCTGCTTGATAATTCTGTCCAACTTGACCAGCACCACCGCCACCACCGCCAGGGTTTGAGCCGCCGCCTGATGCGTTACCACCTGCATAACCTTGATTAGCAGTACCTGCTTTACCAGTTAGATATGTGCCGTCACCACCGCCGCCGCCACCAGAACCACCAGTGTTAGCATCATTTACATCGTTAGCACCTCTACCACCACCTGTTGAAGTGATTGTAGAAAATATTGAGTTAGAGCCGTTTGTTAATGATGCTCCTCCTCCACCAACAGTAACAGTATATGCTGTTCCACTTGTTAGTGTTAAAGTTGATTCAAGGCTTCCGCCGCCACCAGTTGCACTTACTGTAGAGCGCAAACCTCCAGCGCCACCACCTCCACCGCCACGGTTTCCACCCCCACCTCCACCAGCAATAACTAAATAATCAACAGTAACAGGAGGAAAATAAGCAGAGTTACCAACAAGTAGGCTACGGCTAAATGTTCCGTTCTTAAGACTTCTAATTGCCATTAGTAAGTTATGCTCCCACTTCCAGTGAATTGATAAATGTGATAACTACCTGAAGTAGTATAAGTTGGGCTACCTGTTGTTGAGGTTGCCGCGCTTGTTGCGCGAAGAATGACAATACCGCTTCCACCCGTACCGCCAGTTTGACCTGCGCCAGCACCACCAGCGCCGCCACCTGTATTAGCCGTTCCATTCCCACCAGTAGATGAATTTTGAGTACCGCCTGTTCCGCCGCCACCTGAACCACCCGCTCCGCCAACGGCACTTCCATTACTTGCGGTTGCTCCACCGCCACCTCCGCCAGCATAAGTGACAGAAGAACCACTTATGGAAACGGCAACACCTGAACCGCCAGCGCCGCCATAAGTATTATTAAATGCTCCATTGCCATCACCGCCAACACCATTAGCGCCACCACCGCCTCCGCCTACTTGATAACTGCCGCCACCTGCATTTTGCCCCTTACCGCCCGCATAACCTTGATTAGTTGTACCTGACCCAACATTATTTGGGTAATTATAAGAAGAACCACCGCCTGAACCACCTGTTGCGCCATTATCAATAGCGCCAGCACCGCCGCCACCGCCCGTTGAAGTAACAGTAGTTATGCCAGTTCCCGAAACAGATGAATTGTTTCCATTATTACCAACCGTATTATTAGAGCCACTTTTTGTTCCACCAGCGCCCACAGTAATTGTATAAGTTACGCCCTTTGTCATACTTAACGCAGTTTCTAAACTTCCTCCACCGCCCGTTGCAGTAACGGTAGAACGCAAACCACCAGCGCCAGCGCCACCACCCGCGTAATTACCACCACCACCTCCACCAGCGATAACTAAATAATCAACAGTAACAGGAGGAGAATAAGCAGCATTACCAACAAGTATGCTAGACGGTGAGATGTTACCAGTCTTGTAACTTGTAATGGACATTAGACGCTAGCCTCATCTCCAAACGCTGCGAAAGCAAGGTTAGCAGTTGAAGCGTATACTGAAATCACATCCGTTGCTGCAAGGGTTAGACCAACAGTAATCAGTGTAGAGTCAGATGCACCAACCGTAATGTCGTAACCAATGTAGTGTTGGTTAGCAATAGAAGCACCAGCAGGGCGTACTGCGATACGGAATGTCGCAGCAGTAGCAGTAAGGTTAGCAACAGAGATTGTTGATACTACTGCTTCCTTTGCTGAAGGTACTGTGTATAGGGTTGTGAGTGTTGTCGCAGATGGGTTTGATTGCCCAAGGACTTTTTTAGCCATTTAGTTATTTCTCCTTTAAGCGCCCATCAGCATAAATACTGACGGTGTTGGGTCGGTTACAATGGTTGACCAAGAAGCGGTTGTTCCGTTCGTAGTCAAATACTTTCCTGTGTTTCCAGTCTGACTTGGTAGAGCATCTACTGTTGCCCACTTGACTCCATCTGCCTGTGTGCTATCTGCCTGGAGGTATTGCCCGTTGGTTCCAACTGTCTGAGCAGCATAGGTTCCAGTTCCAGTACCTACAAGTATAACACCCTTGGCTGTATATTCTGCCTTAGGTACTGCAGCGTTGGCTGTAGTCTGGGCAGATGATGCAGCAGTGTTGGCTGTATTAGCCAAGTCGTATGCTGACTTAACTGAGTTAGGCGTAGCAGCAGTTGTGATAGATGTGCTAGCAGTAGAGTCGGTGAGTTGTACTGCACCTGACTGTGCTGTTGTTGCTGCTTGAATAGCAATGTTGACGCTGCCAGCAGTACCTCCACCTGTGATAGGTGCTGAGACTGTAACTGCCGTGATGTCACCTGTGTCGTTGGCAATCCACTCAAGTCCTGTAGCAGTTGCTGAGTTAACACTTAAGACATAGCCATTAGTTGTGGCTGCCGCTAGTCGGGCTGCTGTATCTGCAGCGCTAGCAACAATCAAGTCACCTTTAGCGTCAAGGATAGTTGCTTGAATTGCTCCTGCTAATACTGCAGCAGCAGATGCTGCCGAAGCAGCAGCACTGGTAGCAGAAGTTGCTGCGCTAGCAGCAGAGGTAGCAGCAGCAGTTGCACTGGCTGCAGCAGATGTTGCACTTGTCGCAGCAGCACTGGCTGATGTAGCCGAAGCGCTTGCTGAAGTAGCAGAAGATGTAGCAGATGTGCTGGCTGAGTTAGCGCTAGTTAAAGCAGATGAGGCAGATGTTGCTGCTGAGGTAGCCGATGTAGCAGCAGCGGCAGCAGAGTTAGAAGCCGTAGTAGCAGAGGCAGCAGCGCTTGTGGCACTGGTTGCTGCTGCAGTCGCAGAAGCCGCTGCAGAGGTTGCAGAGGTGGCTGCTGCTGTGGCTGAGGTAGACGCACTGTTGGCGCTAGTTAAGGCGCTAGAGGCGCTTGTAGAGGCGCTAGAGGCACTCGTAGCGGCAGAGGCAGCACTGGTAGCAGCCGATGCTGCTGAGGTTGCTGCAGCCGTTGCTGAGCCTAGAATGCTATCTACATAATCTTTAGGGGTAGCAGAGGATGCAATCATCCCTGCGCTAGATAGACCAGTGATGACTGGACTGCCCGAAATAGTAGGGCTGGTCAGAGTCTTATTAGTTAGGGTCTGAGTTGCATCTACGATAACTACGGTGCCCGTTGTGTTAGGCAAAGTAATCGTATTATCTTGAGTTGGGTCTACAACTGTCAGAGTAGTTTCGTATGCGTCTGCAGTTGTACCTTCAAATACCAATACGGCACCTGCTGAGGCGGTGCCTGTAATTGTTGGGTCAGAGATAGTTGGAGAGGTAAGGGTTTTGTTGGTAAGAGTTTGTGTCTTAAGTGTACCTACGACAACGCCTTCACCTGAACCGATACCGTGCATTGTATGACCAGAGCCAGCACCGTCATTATAATAAGCGTCTGCCTCTGCGTGGAGGTTTGCGTCACGAAGGTCTCGACCAATTGCCATATGTCGAACAACAGCACCCGCTGAGTGAGACTGAGCAGTTGAGCCATCAATGGCTCGTGTTACGGTAAAAGTATTAGTAGATACCGCAGTGGCATCTACAATTTCTTCAAGCGCCGTATCTGGGTCAATAACAAGAGTAAATGTTCTGCCTGATGGAATCGTTACACCACCAAGGAGAGTTGTTCCAGAGACAACTGTAAATGACGTAGCGCCAGCGGTAATGGCACCTGTCAGCGTTGACTGCTGAGAGCGAGAGGAGTATTGGCGAGTTGTCATTCAGGTTCCTATCGGTTGAATCGAATGCGGGGAGGATATTGACCTTGGAAGGCGGAAATTTCTTCTCGTAGTCTTTGTGTGTATAGGGCAAAGATTTGACGTACTGCATTGTTGGCTGAACCAAATGGACGCTTAGCGTCAATCTCGTCAGCCTGTGGGCTAATCTGAGAAGCACGTGCAGGGTCTAGGTAAGCAAGTAATCTGTAAGCAGCACCAAGAGTAATTACATCTCGTGCTGATTCAGGGTATCCTGTCTGGGTTGTAAATGTCTGGTCGTTAGATGTAAATGCTGTAGGCTGTGTTACATACATAACCTTGACGGTACGACCAGGTGTAATAAAGTCATAGATTGAAATAGTCTGGCTGCCTTCGCCCCACGTTGCAGTCTCTGCTAGCGGGTCAAAGTCATAACGCCCAACGCGAATCCACTCTTGAGATGGACCAGTATCTTGCCACATTACAGTCAAGATAGATTCTATGTTGAGTGCCCCTAGGTCATATGTGGTCTGTGCAGCATTGAATGTAAATGTGGTCTGCTTCACAACCATCAACTGAGTTCCTACGGCACGGATTGTATCATTGATTGCCTTCTTAACCACATAACGTGGGAAGATAGGAGAGACAGTAACCTTTGTATCAACGGCTGCTGTAGCGGCTGTAGTGCCTAGATAGCCACGTCCATAAGGGGCGATAGTGGCTGTGTTAGCAACACGGTCAAATGAGTCAACCCACATCAACTCTTCGCCTACCTCAAGAACGCCTTTACCTACTGAGTCAGTAGAGCCTAGGCTTAGGATTGTAGGAGAAGAACTAGGAGAAGTTAATGTGGTGACTGCTGCAGTGAGATATGTGGAGCGGTCCTGCTGATATGTGTAGCCTGAGAGGTTAATCAAAACCTCATCAATCATATTACTGAGAGTTGTCACAGGTTAATACTCCTTAAGGCATCAGTCGGTGAAAGGTCTGTTGTTCCAGCAAGTTCATTGCAGACAGCGCCTAAGCCTTTGTATTCATCAGGCTGGCGAGTAGGGTCTGCTTCTAAATTAAGTGCACCCAAGAGTCCAAGCCCTGAGGTTCCAGAGTATTCATTGGCAGCACCGACAGGTGCAAGATATGCAGTCAATACTGGATATGTCCCACCATTAGCCAAACGATTAAGTTCGCTTGTAAATGAACTACCTGCTGTGCCTGTTGCCATTACTTGCCTTTCTTCTTGGCTACTGCTGCGTTGTCTACCAAGTTAGGGTAAGGACGTCCTGCTGCCTTAGCCCTTTTCTTTGCTGCTGCCTTTTGAGCAGGAGTAAGTTTCTTAGATGTCTTCTTTGGATTCTTTGTATCCCAGAATGCTTTCTTCTTCACCACTTCACCTTATCTGCCCAATAGGCTGCGCTCATCTTGCCTTTAGCAATATTCTTTGAATGACGTGCCTTGAAAGATGCACGCTTCTTTTTCATTCTGTCAGACTCCCCAGCCTTAGGAGCACCAGCGGTCTTAGCGCCTTGCTCACCAAAACGAATAGTCTTTACTTTGTCCCCGACTTTAGCCACAACAATATGTGACTTCTTGGGATGGGTAGGAGTACGCTTAGGCTTATTGAAGCCTGATACGCCTGCTCGCTTAAGCCTTGGGTCTCTCTTGCTTTCCATATTCCCCATACTTTCCTAATACTGTTTTGATTCTGCCATCTTTACGAAGCCTCACAACCATTCCATCTTTAATCTGGATTGGGTTAAACCCTCTGTGAGGCTTCAATTTTCCTGACGACATTATTTCTTTTTCTTCTTTGCCATACCTGCTGAAGATAGGGCGATAGCAATTGCTTGCTTACGAGACTTAACTACTGGAGCCTTCTTAGGACCCTTTGGGTCTTTTCCTGAATGAAGAGTTCCAGCCTTATACTCGCGCATTACTTTTGCGACTTTCTTTTTTGCTGCTGACTTTTTCATTATTTCCACCAAGGATATTTCTGCTTCATAATCTTGTCGAAGGTCTCACCTTGATTACCTTGAGCAGCAAACGTAGGCTGAGGTGTAGCAAGATTTCCAATACGAGTTTTGCCAGCCTTTGGCGTTGGCTTTGGTGTGGGTTTTGGATTCGGCATTTACTTACCCATATTTCTATAAACAGGATTTACTTTAGCCTTACCATTAGCACTAGTGATTCCAGCCTCGACTCGTCCCTGCTTGTAGAGTTTCTTCAACGCGGCTAGTTCCTTCTTAAGGTTAGCCTTTTCTTCAGGAGTCTCTGCTGTATCAATTAGCCAAGACCGTTTATTCTCATATTCGGTATATGACATTCTAGGTACGTTTGGCATTTACTTCTTCTTTCCCATTTTCTTGATTGACTTCTTGGCAGCCATCTTCTTCATACCTTTTTTGGCTTCCATTTTCTTTTCTGCTTTTGATTCCATTTTCTCGCCCATTGCATAAGCCTTGGCTGCTTTCTTGCCTTTTGCTGTGTATGGGAACTTCTTGCCGCCTACCATTGGCATATCTATACTCCTAGTTCTTTCATTACTGCTGCGGATTTTTTGTTTATATGCTTTGCTGGAGGCATCTTCTCGGCGTTGTAAGGTTTGCCTAGTGTTTCACTAGCCTTAACTGCCTCTTGGATTTTGTCCATTGTTGTCCCAGCGGGTTGAATGCCCTGGTCTCTTGCTTCCCTGTAGGCATCCAATTCTTTGTTGTGACGCTTGTTAGTCATAAACTTACGACTGTCAGCATCTCCTGCGTTCATCTGAATACTTAGTCCCTTACATCCAAAGCAGGTTTCTACTGGCTCAGGATGGTATTCCCAATGTTTCATAGTTGAGTAAAGTTACTTTCTGTTACACCTACATTGCCTGCAATAAGCGCAGCCTTTGTAGCGTCATCAACTGTGTACTTATATCCACCGCGATATACCTGAGGATAATCAGGTAGTGACTCATCTAGTGGGTAACGTATCTGTTGATATGTCCCTGTATTTGGATTCATTACGATTGTTATTCCTCGTGTCAGTTTGTAGAACTGAAACAACCGCTGAACACCTGTAAGTCCTTCATCCACTGTTGGTGGAAGAAATTGCCATTCAGCCATAAGTCCTCCTAATGAACTCACCCCAAAGGGCAGACTTTCAAGGGTCTGCCCTCAGAGTCAATCAACTAGAGAGCAGCGATTGAGGAACCTGAAGTAATGCGATACAACGCTTCGTCACGGTAGACTGCGAAGCCGAGTACGCCGTACCAGCCCATAGGGCGGAAGCGCATCAACTTGTCAGTGACGTTACCGATAACGACGTGTGGTTCTTCAGCGACGGCTTCTGCCATTGCTTGAGCACCGCAAACGATTGTATTGAATACACGGGTTACTGGAGTTACAGTTACAGTTGTGGTTGCAGTAACTGCACCAGTGTTTGCTGTATCTACAGTGAAGGTTGTGGTTGAGCCAGAGGTGCTGATTGCAGTAATCTTTGCACCAGAAGCGATACCAGTTCCAGCAATCTTGTCGCCAACTTCAGCACGAGTTGCGATAACAGCAGAAGAAGCAACACCGAAGGTGAAGCCTGCTGATGTACCTGCAACAGTTACAGCGGTTGTAGCGAGTGCGGTCTGGTCTGCACCTGACTTAGCATTGTAAAGACGTGGTGACTCTACGAAGAATGCGCCTTCGTAATCTCCGATTTCTCCAGCCCAGATGTTATCTACTGCTGGGTTTGAGTTAGCGTGAACAAAGTTCCAGCCCATATTTCCTGTTTCTGCACGAAGGTCGTGTGAAACTTGTGGGTGGATACCTGTCCAGTAAAGGCTTCCGCGACGTGCCTTTGCCTTGTTTGAACGAAGGCGAGCAACGGACTTACGGATGTCTGCTGAGTCAATTGTATCTGAAGCAGTAATTCCAGCAACGGAAGTTGCGGTTCCTGCGAAGATGTTGTTTGAACCAGAGCGGAGAGTTGTCATTGCAACTGCATCAATTGAGTCAGCGAGGTTGTAAGCAATGATGTTTGCAATCGCTGGGTCAACGTCTGCGAGTGAGAACAACTCGAGAGCGCGGGTTACGAGAACTGCGTTACCGTACTCAGAAAGAGTAATGGTGACGGAGGTTGGTGTTGAGAGTGCAACTGCATCTGGGTCTGTTGTTTCAGTGAGAGCAGTTGTTGCTTGTGCAAGGTCAACGTACTTCTGTAGAACTACTGTTGAGCCTGGGAATGCTTGACGGGCAGGACGCTTATCTGCAACCGAACGGATTAGGGGTTCGGAACGGAGAGCGAACTCGAGAAGACGGTCATACGCCTTCTGTACGAGACCTGCGCCACCAACGGAACCGCCGAGCGAGGTGCTCGACGTATCTGTATATGCGTTAGGCATTTAATTTAGTCTCCTTGACTATGAACGGATTATTCTTGTGAACGGAGAAGACCCAGAATTTCTTCTGCTGAACTTGCGTTGTTTAGACGCATTTCAAAGTCTTCTGCCCTGTCGGGAGTAACCGCTCCCTGAGTAAGAACATCTTGATTGCGAAGTGCAGCAAGATTCTTCTTGTCTACTTCGGGGGCATCTGCTGTCTTAATACCGAATAAGTCTGCGTTATCTTCGAGCCAGGAATTTACTGTCTCTTCGTTAACGTCATCTAAGTCTTTCATAATAAGACGTGCAGCCTTTGCGTTTACGCCCTTCTTTTCTAGGACTTGACGGACGGTGTTTTCTTTCTTCTCTTTGAGGAATCCCTCTAGTTGTTCAGAAAGTTCCTTGATACGTTTCTCGTCGGACCTTTTGGCTTTACGTAGTTTCTTAACTAGGTCATTGCCATCTAGTACTTCGTTTGTGTCTATATCGTCGTCTTCGTCTTCCCAGTAGTTGTTGCTCATAGCAACGTTCCACCCTTCTATTCGTTGTTAGTTCGTAAGCCTCAGTTGCCATTCGGGGAAATGGGCTGGCTCTTACTACCAGTCTTATACGCTGGCGGGGCTGGTCGGTCCGCTCAGGATTCTATTTAGAAAGCGCGATTTGCTCTGCGCTGCGATGCAAGTCCAAGTTCTGCTCGACCTGCTTTACCAGAGAAGCGACCAATTTCTTCTTCTCCGAGTTTCTTGATTGTCTCCATTGGTTGTGCGAGTCCACTGATAAGTGCTTGCTCTACTCCAACTTGACCAATATCTGCTGTCTTTGATATTCCAGCAAGTTTGCCAACAGTAGGAGTTACTTCTCTAACTTGTCCAAACTTAGGAAGAAGTTCGCTGTAACTATATCCAAGTCGAGCATAATTTTGTGCTCTGTCTTCTGTTACTCCGCCAACTATGCCCTTAGCACCAAGTGCTCCGACTCCCTGTTGTTCTGCTGCAGCCAATACGTCATATTTATTGAGTTCATCAACAAGTTGGGCAACACCCTTTTCACCCAAGAGAATTGTTTTAGCAAGAGTTGTTCTGTCAACCGTTGGGAAATAACGACTAAATACATCTTTGATTTCTTTTGGAGCCATATCAATACGCTGATATACGTTGCCTATTTTATCGGCAACAGTACTAACAGAATTTCCTTTACCAATAAGTTCTCCAGTAAACTGTTCAGTAGAAATATCTCCCAGCCCAGCCTCATTAAGTATGTCAGCCATACCTTTTTGTGCTGCAACATACTCAGCAATAGTAGGTACGCTGACTGGCTTTCCAGCCTGTCTTAAGTCTTGAAGTGCGTAGATACCCTTAAATCGGTCTGTGAATGCTTTGAGGTTAGGATTGTTACGGGCATCGAGAAGCGACATATTAAGCGCTTCAGATACTGCTACACCGTTTCTGTAGTACTTAGACACCACATTGTAAAGTTCATCCATCCACCCTTTAGTAAGTTCTGCTTCTCCAAAGAAAAGAGCAAGTGTTTGCTTGAATACATCTTTGGCTAGAGTTGGACCAGTCGGGGCTCCTGAACTAGAAAATCCAGTAGCACTGCTTCCACTAAATCCATTTCCGCTTCCAGTTACAACTCTTGCTGGAATTGTAGATGTAGTGCCATCACTATAAGTAATAGTTATACTACCGTCTGGATTTGTAACTCTTTTAACTTCTGTTTTTCCAGTTTTAGTTATAGTACCTGATTGAGGTTGAGTTGCATACCATTCTGCAGCCTTGTTAGGGTCTATAGTGCTGGTAACAATTTTTCCAGTTGCTGGGTCCACTTTTGCGCCAAGTGCAGCGGCGAGGGAAGCAGCATCTGCTTTTGCTTTTGCTAACGCGTCTGCCGCTTCTTTTTGTGCTGGAGTTAATCCAGTAACTGGGTCCTTTACATCTGAGCCAGTAACTGCAGTTACATCACCACGAAAACTTGTAGGACCAGACCACATTGATTGTGTAGCATCAGTTCTTTCACCAGTTGCGGGATTTACAATAGTATTAGTAGAGGCATCATAATATGGATTTGGATTTTTAATTAAATTATATTGACCAGTTGGGGCACCTACATCTTGCCTCCAAGCATAACTATATGTGTAAGCATCTGGTGCTGGAAGTTCTGGAGTTGCAGCCTCTGCTGCTGCTTTAGATTTTGCCTGTGTTTCAAAATATGCTTCCTTGCGGGCAGCAGACGCAGCAGCAACTTCTCTTGCAATACGAGCGCGGCGTTCTTCTTTTGTTTCAGCCATTTATACTCCAAATCCCATAGCGCTTGCTAAACCAGTAGCAAGGTCTCGTGCACCACTAATTGCCCAACTTGATTTTTCTGCATTTGGATGGAACTTAAGATACGTCTCAAAGTCAGCAAGGCTTCCCATAGCAACTTTGCCCGCTGTTCCATCTGGACGCAGGAACTTATCTAGGTCTGGATTAGATAGGTCAATTGTTGTTGGGTCTACTTCCCAATACTTAACCATTCTTCCAATATAAGGTTCAGCCAAATCCATTACTGTAAGGTTAGGGTTAGCCTTAAGACGGTCAGCAAAAAGTGGGTAAAGTTCTGCAGCCTTTGCATTGAATTGCTTCTTGAGGTCATCAAGAGTTGTCTCGCCTTTTGACAGTTGGAGAGCATAGTTAGCAATTTCTTTTTGACCTAGATAGTCAAGACCATTCATTTTAAGAACTGAGCGAAGAGCATCAATCTTGTTAATAACCGTAGATGGGATAGTCTTTGGGTCTCCAATATTGACCTTAGCCCACAGGTAATTCTGGGCAAAAGCATTAGCATCAAAGCCACCAGGAGTGGTGATGATTTCTTTAGTTCCGTCTGGACGGATAACTTCTTTGGTTTCTTTGCCAGAAGCCTTGGCTGCTTCAGTTAACTTGCCAAAAAAGTCAGTAAGGTCTTGTTCGCCAAACTGAGCAAATGAACCCTCAGCAAAACCTAATTGCTTGGCTGCATTACGAAGAATGGCATCAGATGTAATCTTGTCATAGTTCGTATAGTTGATGGTTACGCCAGTTTGGGTTGGAGCATTGTCCAACTGAATCTGAAGTACATCCCAAGGGGTCTGCTTCTTGCCTTCTTTATACGAGGCTACGGCTGCATCAATAAGGCTATTGAATAAAGTTTTACGGGCAGCATCGGTAGGCATACGATTCTGGGAGATAAGATATTGAGCAAGCGCTGCTTGTGCTGACTCTGATAGTTTAGCAAAAGTTTTCTTGACTATAGCAGAATCTTTTTTAACTAGATTACCATCTTTATCTGGCATCCAGATATAGTTAATTACCTTCTTACTACCCTTGTCTGGAAAATTAAAACCACTTGTAGAGGGAGGTGTTAATACCGTTTTTCTGTACCTACTCATTTCCTACCTCCGTAAGTTGGTCATTTAAGAAATATCTGTCTAGAATATCTGCAAGTCTTGGGTCAACAACGTCTATCACTGATTCAACATATTGTTTCCAAGCGTTTTGAACTTTGCCTTTATAGCCGCTTGGAGCGTCTTTGTACAATTTAACGAAGTCATCACGATATTTCATCATTGCTTCAGTATGAGTCCAGAACTGGCTATTGCCGTGCTTTTCCATAAACTTCTCATCTTTGACAATCTGCGTCAATCCCCAGGCATATGTATATGCTGTGTTCTTGCGAGCATTTTCTTTATATACATAACCCCAGTCAGGGCTGAATGCAGATAGGTCTTCTACATATTTGCGTAGAGCATCTTGGAGAACATCAACTGATGCATAACTGGCATAGCCTTTTGCTTTAGCCATATCATTGAGTTGCTTCTTGTATGCTGTATAAGCCTTCCATACACGACCAACTTCAATATCTTTTTCTACATCCGCTATTGACTTAAGTGGCAAATTTAGCGTTGTTCCGTCAGGAAGAACTGTCCCTGGTTGATTTAAGATTCTGCTGATATTAGGGTCTGACTCTGAGCCCACAAGGTCAGCAGTAATAAGACCAATAAGGTTCTTATTCTTCTTTCCAAGTCTGTTAGCAAGACCAGAGAACTCTTCCCAAACTCGGGTATAACCCTCAACAGTTGGGACAATGTATGCCGATTTCTGTCTACGTCGTGCTCCGAATGATAAGCGCTCCATTGGGAATGGTTGTGTCGCCCCAAGGACTGCTGCTCGTTCATTAAGTTCAGTTTCTGCTGCAGCCTTAGCATCACGCTCGCTCATACCCTGAGCAATATATTTATCTGTTGCTGCAGTAAAGTATGTGCGGAAGATACTATCTGGACGCATATCAACAACTGCTGGAGTTCCAAGTGGTGAAGCAAACTGCCAGAGAGCCTTCTCTAAGAACTTCTTTTTAGCATTCTTTGCTACGAGTTCTTCTGTTGGTTTCTTACCAATACCCATTTCATAAAGAGCCATCTGGTAGTTCCACTCAGATGTAAACGAATCAACCCATTCTTTCTTTGATTCATCGCCCTTTACCCATACTAAGAAGTTTCTTAAGTATGCTGGTGTGAACGCTTGAGTCGCAGCGCGACCTAAATCTGATTCGATACCATATGGGAAAAGTTCTTCATATGAGTAACCAGGAAGTTTTCCGAATGTAGTATCAATAGCATTCTTGATTACCTTGTCATTACCTGGAGCAAGTTTGAGAACTTGACCCAAAGCAATTGGTACCGCATATGATGGACCAGCAAAGTTAGCAAGGAAGTTAATGGCTCGAGTACCGACCATAATTCCTTGTCCATCTTTAAGACCAAGTTCTTTGGTTCCTGGGACAATTAAGTATTCGGCATCTAGTGGGTTTTCTACTGGATTGCCGTACTTGTCAACTCCGAAAGAGTTATAGATTCCATAGTATGAGTTCAAGAATCCAGCCATACGCTGTGGTGCTTTAGCAGCAAAACGGCTATAGCGATAGATACCGCTAGCAGATGCAGCAGGGAACGATAGAACAGTTCTTGCCATATACAAAGCACGGTTCTGGCGACGGATTGAGTAGAATGTCTTCTCAGCCTCTTTAACCATTTCAATCGCTGCAGCCTGACGAACAGAGTTTACAGTTGAAGTGGTAATCTCATATCCCTGAGATGCCAGCATTTCAAGTTTCTGAACTGTACGATTCTTAAGTTCTACGCTACCCCAAGCCCAACGAATGGCATTTTCAGGAGCACCTAACTTTGTCCAAGCCCAACCAGTTGCTCTATCAAAAGCCTCAATAAGGCTCTTTGATTGTTCAATTGCTGTTCCATACTTGTTATCCAAAGGATTGATTGGAGTAAGTCTTTCGAGTTTATCTCCAAGAAGTTGTGCTAATTGATTGCCACGAACTTCGCCGCTTGCAGCAGCAGCCTTGGCTTCTAGTGTAGGTAGGTAGCGATTGACATATGCAATCTGGTCATCAATCATATCAATGATGTCAGAGGCATCACGACCAAATTCTTCGGCGTATGTCTTGCCACCGCGCTTAAGACCCCAGTTTTGAATAATCTCATTACGTGTACGACCAGCAAGAATCTGGTCAACAAGAATATCGCCACGCATATAGTTATTTACTGTGTATGCCAACTCATCAAAATAAAGTGGGTCATAGACTGGAGTAATACGATTAGGTGTTCTGCGACCAAGCATTTGAGTACGGGTAGCAAAAGCCTTATCTCCAAGGATTTCCATTTCGCGTGTATGACGGTTGGAAATTTCAGCCTTATATGAAGTGCCTAAGTGATTCTCGCTTTCAAGGCGAGGGATGTTTACGGTCTGTCCATTACTTAAGACATAACCTTTTTCATCCTGACGACCCTTGAGGCGAATGCGGGCATTATCTGCAACTGACCACTCATCTGCTATAGCCTTACGAGTAGGACCCATATCAACAAGAATCTTGTCAATATCGTCATAAGCCTTCTTGATTGAAGCGTTCAGTTTATTCAAATCAGGAGCAAGAGTATTAATATCTCCTGCAGCGCGAGTAATAGCAAGTTCGGCTGCGCTAATCTCGGAAGCCAACTTAGGGTCATTTAGTGACTTAAGATATGCAGTTCTGCGAACTAATCCATAAAGCGTAGGGACTTCTTCGCGGACGGTATTAAATTCATCTGCTCTGTCACGAGCCTTCTTCTCTAGATTAGCAAGAAGACGCTCTGCTGCCCGTAGGTTATCCTTAACAATTTCTATGTTATCTGCTTTTGTTACAGGAGAACGACCCATTGGATTAACAAAGAAGTCTACCCATTCAGCAACAGCATAGTCAGCAATATCAACAGCCTGCTCAATTTGAGCGGTATACATTGAATACTCTTCTTTGAGAGCCTTCTTACGGGCATTGCTTCTAATATTAGCCTTATTGACCGCAGCAAAGAATCTATTCTTGTTGTTTACAATTGCATTCTTTGCAAAAGACTGCGTGCTATCAACTAAGAACTTAGAACCTTGAGACATAACTGCTGCGTTAAGTGGTTCAAAAATTGAGTTCTTTGGAATATATGCTGGGCGCACCAACTGTGAAAACGAGAATATTCTGTTTCCAGATTCAAAAGCAAATCTTCCAGCGTCGGTAAATACGTTGCCCTTTGGATTAAAGTTACCCTTAACTCTAGCAACCTCACGGACAATCTTGCCCATTGGAATAAGAGGGGTTGCATTCGCTAGTTGACGCTGTGTCTGTGGGCTAACAACTAGTCGGTATCCGCTTGGGTCAATAGCAAAGGAGTCACGAGATAGGTCGCCGTGATACTTGTTAATGCTTTCCATCATCTCATCTACAAATTGCTTAGCCTGAACTCGGCTTAAGCCCATTGTGTTGAGGACGTCCATAGCAACTTCATTATTCATTTCTTTGAAAAATGCTGCTCTAGCACCATCTGTCTTTTGCATTAAGGCTTTTTCAATAATGTTGCGACGGTAATCTGCTGCTGAAATTGTACTGCCGTCGGAAAGTTTAATGGTTTTGGTGCCACGACGGAATAATGGAATATCATCTAGCCAAGCATTAATTTCTTCAATGGCATCTGATGGACGTAGACCTGAGTGGCTAACAATATTTCTTGGAAGTTTGCTTCCAGTAAAATGCATTAGAGCAGTTGCTGCTCCTCCACGCTTTCCGCTGCCAATAAGAATCTGAGCAACTCCACCGACATCGCTATAGTCACGAACTTCTGTTGCTGCTGCCAACTTCTGCTTTGTCTCACGAAGTTTAATTACAGCGCCTCTACCGATAACTGGTTCAACTGGTTTGTACGCTGTGCCAAGAACACGAGGCTCTATAAGGAAGCGACCAGTTTGAGCGTCAAAGCGGTCTTGCATAAAAGCATCAAAGATGCTTCGAGATTCTGGATTCTTTGCAATCGCATCATCGAATGCCTTGCTCCAGCGTTCACGAGCCTGTTGGTTGTAAGAACGATAGGCTCCAGTTGTGGCGTAATCTGCTGCAACTTCTGCTCCAGCATTGGATAGATACCATAAATCATCTGTCTTTTGAGCAGTTATTAGACGTTCAATTGCTGGACCATAACCCTTATCTGCAAGTATCAAGTCACGAACAAAGTTCGGGTCATTAGTTTCTTTGATTAATGTTGCGATTCTAGGGTTATTTGTGTGTGGCTTAAGAATCTTGTTGATTAAAACAATGTCTTGGGTATTGGCAAGATTAACAATATCTGTTCCAAATGTAGTCTGGCTGGTACCTGATATTTGGTCATCTGCTAGTTTCTCAAGTTTAGCAATAGCGTTGACATCATATACGTTTAGTTTGTTGCTAAAGCCAGCCGCTCTGGCTGCTGTCTTAAGTGCTGAAACTGCCCCTGATGTAGCGCCAACAATTGCAACGTTTCCAATAATGGCATCAGTGAATCCAGTTAACCAGCGACCTGTTGTGTTTTCAGCAAAATTCTTTTGAATATCTTCATCGTCCCATAGGTTAACTCGGTCAATATCAATTCCGCCATCTTCAAGAATTGCATCCGATATTCCACTGACGTGAAATGGGTTGAGATAAGATTTAGTTAGGGCAACGCCTAGCGATACATCTTTGCTTCGATTATAGGCGGTCTGAATGTCGTCAAGTTGGATACCTTTACCATAAGCATCGTCCCTAAATAAAGGGCTTTCTGGGTCAGTTAGTAGAGCAACTGTAGAGATTGGACGCTTAACTACTGGACTAAATACTTTTTCCTCAAGAGCAACAGCAGCCTGGAGCATTGGGTCAAATGGAATTGCTGCTTCCGCTGCAGTCTGTGCAGCATATTGCCCCATACCATCTTTAAGTAAATCGTTTAGATTAGTGCTTGTGCCCTGAGTTATCTGTTGACCAACTTTAGTTGCGCCAATTCGTGCACCAGCCTGAAGCGCAGTACCTGCTTGGGTTGCACCTGGTTGTATGCCTAATGCTTGAAATGGAGCAAGAGCACCTTTACCTAGAAACCCAGCAGCCTTTGCAATTGGCTTAGTTACTGGCTCTGCTACTTTAGCAACATCTTTTGCGACACCTAAAACTCGTTTAGTATTTTCTTCTAGATTTCTTTTACCAATATTCCAGGGTGAAAGGGTGTCAACGATTTTCTGCATAGAGTCTTTATCGCCGCCAAGAGCCTTCTTAAAGTTATCCCAAAATGCCATTTAGAACTCCAAGTAATCTGGGTTAAAGTTAGAAGGTTCTCCGCCTTTAACGTCTTGACCAGTGATTTCTCTAATAAAATTATCTCTATCTGTTGGGGTTTCCCAGGGAACCATCGAGAGCATAAAAGCAATGCCGAAGTTTTCGTAACCTAAAGAGTTACCGAACTTATCTAGATGGTCGAAGAATGTATTTTCTACCCATCTCATTACATTATCTCTCGCATAAGAGAGTTAATCATTCTCTTATATGAATCAGGAGCACCTGGAATACGGGCTGCATTGAGTAAGTCTGGTAGGTAACGCTTGATTAAATCTACATTTTCAATTTGACGATTGTTTGGGTTAAGACTTTTAGGTATTACTTCGCTACCGCGACCTGAGTAACCATCAATACCGTCGGTAATGGGTCGGAATTCCTGTGGTTCAGAATCAAGTGGGTCAATAGCGCCAAGAATTTGAGCAATACCCTCGCCAGATGGCAACTTAGATGCTGGGTTTGCTGCATTTGCTGTTGTAGCCACATTACCACCTTCTGAAATTTGTTGAGATATAGCAGTATTCATTCCTTGAGTAAAGCCAGATGGACGAAGTTGTGCAGCCTTTGCTGCCTTTTCTGCTACAAACTTTCCTGATTGACCATTGCCACCAGTACCAGAAACAGAGAATGGATTGTTTTGCTCCGCCTCGGGGCGAAATCCTCCGCTAACCATCATTTCTCCTCTGGTGTGTATGAATATTCTTCAGCGCTCAATAGCATTCCTTTGGCTAACCAAGGATTCATATTGTCGCTAACGTCTGTCATTAAGTATCGAGTGCCTTCATAATCTGACCACTCGCTTACAAGAACCCATCCTGTACAGATTTGGCTCTCTGAATCTTCTAACTCTTCGGCAAGGATACGCATTGCCTTGTCTATAGCCTCGTTAAACTTGCTCACTTATATTGAATCTCTTCATAAAAGGGAGGCGCTGAATAAGCGCTAACCTTAGATGCAATCTCCATAGCCTGCATTGGTTCTGCTCCTGCGTAAAGAGCGCCTAATGCGAATGGACCACCGCTACCAATAGCGTATACGTTGTCTTCATTCTTCATTACCGATAGGTCTTCATCAACATCAAAGATTTCTCCACCGACTGAGATAAGGAACTGAAAGCGCATACCGTCTTTCTTATCCTCATCAAAGTTATAGCCATTATCTGTAAGGCATTTGCGAAGTGATGGCATAACCTTGGTAATCATAAAGCGATAGACGTCTTTCTTATCTTTCGCTGTAAACTGTGGCGGGTTCCAGATGTTCTGTGCTATATCGCACGGAGCAACTTCTCCAGCACCAGCAATAAGCAAAGCGCCTCGTTTAGCAATCTTTCTCATTACCTTATGAGCGTATACTCGACCTGAATCGTCAATAACACGACTATCAGCAACTAGCACGCTCTTGTCGCCATATTCAATTCCGATAATCGTTGTCATTGTCCCCTCCTAAATTATCGTCGTCGAATAGTTCTTACGCTTGCGTTTGCTTCGCCTGCTCCTGAAATACTTGATAGAAGACTTAAAATGTCTGGTGCACCTGCTGCTGGTGGTAGTTCTGGTGCTGCACCTGCTGGAAGAGCGCCTTCTACTGGAGCGCCTATGGGAGCAGGGGACGGTTGCTCAACCATTTCAGGGGCAACCCCAGCAGAAGGAACTTGTTCTGCAGCAGGGAATGCTTCTTCAATCGCATCCTCTAGGGCAACACCTTTCTGGCGAGCCTTGATAACTGCAGCAATCTTACGCACAATATCAGATGCGTCTCCACCCTGTGTAGCCATTGCTGGAATTGCTTGTGTGTAAGCAGTCAATGAACCAAGCAACGCTTGGCGCATATTTTCAACTTCAATCTTTTCGAGTTCTTGTGTGACGTTAACTGTGAATGGAAGTTCACGCATAGCCAAATCTTTAGAGATAAGACCGCCACCGAGAGCCTGAAGCATAAAGATTAGACCTTGTGCTGGATTAAGACCAGCGAGCATTCCGTAACGGACATCTGCAGAGTAATCACCCTTGATGTCTTTGACTGGGCTGTAGGTGATTTCATAAGGTGAACCAGCATCTACACCGCGAATTGTCTTTGTCTCTGGGAAAATCTTTTCGTCTACTTCAAAGCAAATCTGAATTACATCGCGTAGTGCGCTAGCAAAGATTGCTTGAGCGCTCTTGACTTGGGTATCAAATGCACCCATAAGAGCCTGTACGCCTTGACCAGTAACAATTGAGGCGTCAATGTTTCCTGTACGTCCTTCAGGATAACGTGCACCTACACGCATTTCTTGATTGAGCAATGTCTGCTCTGTGAATGCGCCTTGAGGAAGATTAAGTTCTACACGACGAACGCCCGCTGGTGAGTTGGTGCGGATAATCGCATCTCCACCAAGCATAAGTTCTTGTACGTCTGTAGGCAGAACGATAGGAGCCTGAACAGATTTCTCTGCTGCTTCCATCGCAAGGAGAGCGAAGCGGTTGCGTAGCAACTGAATACCAATGATGTCATCGAATTGACCACGCATATCGCCATCAACAGATGGCTTCTTTGCGACAACAATCATCATCTTTCCAAGTGGATTCTTAGCAGTTGAAAGAACTAAGTTGCCCTTTGTTGGAAGATAAACAACCGATTGGTCTTTATCATAGTAGCGAATCATCTCAACCTGTTGAGTCAAATCTTGCTTGTAGCGTAACTTGCCAAGCAGTTCGAACTCAAATTCAGGGAACAAGGAGACAAGTTCGCCTAGTGTCATTGTGTATCGTTTCGCAAAAGCAACGCACCGTCCGTAGCGGTCAAAATCAGGGTAAGCACCTATTGGGTTCTCTAGGCGTATGCGTGGCAGTTTTGCTTCTTCGTCGAGTTCTACTACGAACGGGACGAAACCATATGTGATGTACCAGTCTGCGCCTTGATACATCTGTACAGATAAATCTGAGTGAGCAAAATAATTAGAGGCAATGCGAGTACGTGTATCAGCAAACTTACGAGCCCTATCAGAAACCGAATTCGCCGCGTTACAGTTAACCGCTGGTAGTGGAGCCATAACCTCTGAGAGGTCTCGCGCAACAATATCCACAAAATTTGCAACGACATTGGCATCTACCCCATCTGGAAAGAAGTCAGGGTATACAGAAGCAATCTGACCTTTGCGTACAGCAAGGACGTCAAGGTTGCGCTGGTCCCTGTCTACAGAGCGGTAGCGTAAAGACTCTACACGCGCTGCAATCTGCTCGATTGATAGTGCCATTAGTATCCTAACCGTATATTTCTTGCCATTGTTCTGCAACGGCTTCATCTAAATTAATTGTTGTACGTCGTTGAGTTTGTGCTCTAGTTGCCCAGCGATTTTGAACCCAGCGTTGTTGTTGAGTTCCTGATTGCATCATCTCGCGGATACGGATAACAGCGAACCATAAAGCCATCACGCAGTCGGTTGCGTTTCTTGTGTCAGGCTTCCAGGTAATCAATTGCTGAACTAGCGCCTTAAGACCTTCAGAGCCTTCATTGCTAGGTAGTTCTATTAAATTGTTATCTTGGAATCTTCCATCTCTAAGAGAGCCGAAAAGGCTTGCCATAGAAGCCACACCAAAGTTAGTATCCCACTTATTCCTACCAGTAAAGTGAGAGTTGAGTTGGCAGCCGTACATTGACAGCCAGTTTCGCAGTTCGTCGTCAAGGGCGTAGGCTTTCTGGTGAGCGTTAATTTCAATACGTAGTTCTTGTGGTTTATATCGTTGTACCCAGTCCTCAATCAAGTATCTGATTTTCATAGGAGTTGGGTCAACCATATTAACGCAATCAAGAATATAAATCATTGAGTCAACCTTGTTATAGGTTGCTATAACTGCTGCTGTGTTGCCCGTCATTGCTGGGTCAAGCCCTATAACGGTATACCCCTCGAGGTGTTGTGGATGACCTGGAGCACCTGGTTTAAGCGGTCCGCGCTTTCGCATACCGTTGACACATCCTGCAACTGCTGCTGGCGCA